AGAACGAACGGTACAACAATACAAGAAAATATAACCATTGGTCCTATAGCGAACGGTGGTGTAGAATTTACAAACGGATTTACTGCTGGTCCTGTAGAAATTGCTACAGGATGGACAGTCACGATTGAAAACGGAGCAACGTGGACATTACTAGGAGACGACGATCTGTCCTATGCTCACTTTGTTGATATTGAGTCACAACATATTACTTCAACTGGTAGATTCCACTTTGAAGAAACTTCAGAGCGTGTGTATTTCTATACAACAAGTGGAAGTATAACTCACGACTATAATAATGGTAACTCAATTTGGGTTAATAAGAACGGTGGAGGTAACTGGACGTTATCAATTAATAACGTACCTAGTGATGGTCCTCACGGATATGGTATCACAGTTGCTATATATGAAATGGGGGGTTCAGGTATCCCTTCATCTATAAACATCAATGGACAGGGCACAAACATACAGTGGATAGGTGGTTCAGCACCTTCTCACGATGAGAAATGGATTGTAGTATCATTTGCTATGGTACGTACACCTAATACTTCTCAGCACGCATTTACTGTGTTCGGTTCAGGTTCTAATTACGCATAATGTCAACACAGATTGGTTATTCAGGTATATTCAGTGGTCTCTCTCACTCGCTAGGTTCAAGAGGCGGTGGTGCAGCAGGGATAGAGAAGGTTACTGCTGATAATAATGGTTCAGTATTTACAACGTCACAGTTTGGTAAGAATTTAAGGTGTCATCGCTTCCAAGGTGGTGGTGATAATAGTCTTTATATTAACACAGGTACTGGTAACTATATTTGGGTTTGGGCTTGGGGTGCTGCTGGTGGTAACGGCGGTCAAGGTGGTGCACACGGTGGATCAGGTGGTGCTGCCTATGCACGACTCATCTTAGAACAGGGATGGGTTCAGTCCAGACGCTTCCGAGCATATGTCGGAGGTGGCGGAGGCGGCGGTGGAGGCTGCTTCGGATGTTGGGGTGGCGGTGGTAATGGTAATAACGGATCTGGTTATGGATCTGGTGGTCGTGGTACTCACGCTTCTTGTAGAGGATGCTCTGCTGGAGGTGGAGGTGGTGGAGCAGCAAGTATGTTCTTCTCACCTTGGGGTGTTAACTTGTCTCAGGGCAATATCCTGTTGGTAGCAGCAGGTGGTGGCGGGGGCGGTGGTAGAGAAGGCTGTGGTGGTGCTGGAAGAGGTGGAGCAGGACATCAAAGAGGAGAGAATGGACAGTGTGGTTCACAGGGTGGTTCGCACGGTGGTAATGGAGATACTAATGGTGATGAATGTGGAAGACCAGGTAACGATGCCTCTGGAGGAGGCGGTGGTGGCGGCGGTTGGAACGCTGGAAATTGTGGAGGAAACCCAGGCTGTGACTGTAATGGAGCAGCAGGAGGAGGTGGAGGAAACAATTGGTCAGGGTCTAACTATGCTGACGAGACACAAACGTGGTCTGGTAACTATGGAACTGGTGGAAACTGGGGTCATTGGGCTCGTAACGGGGCTGGACAATATAATGGTGGAACTGGTAACATAACTGTATGCTATGAAACGTAATGGAACCAATTAGTAACCCAACTGAAACCGATATTCATACTGCCAAACCTGCTGACAATGAGGTACAGGCATTAGAATACAATGAAGCAACCATAATATTTGATGTTGCTAAGAAGACTGTCGAAGAAACTGGTTTCGACACGTTAAAATCATATGATCCTAACGTTAAGATGAGTGTTAGGAAGAATGGTGAATATAAAATTTACTTTAATAATCTAGAGATGTATGTGTGTATCAGCAAAGGAAACGATACACCACTGTATGAGATGAAGTACGATCAAATCATCTGTACAGATTGTCCTTGGTTTGAAAATATTAGTCTACCTAGACTGGAGCCTGATACTGAGTACATAGTACAGGCATATGTTAAAGAAGATGGTGCTAACTTAACATTCAAGAAGACCATCAAGATAGACAAATGGGAGGATGAGTCTTCTAGAAGAGACTATCCTGCCAATAAAGTTCACTATCATCCAGGTTACTACCCAGATGATGAACAATGGGAAAGAGACCAACCATACCTGGAACCAGGTGAGGTTCGTCCAACTCCTTAACGGTATAAATAGATTTGAGGAAAAACTAAACAGGTAAAATGAGTACACTTAAAGTTGCATCTATTAGAGACCTGTCAGGCATCGGTGGATTTACCCTAGCGTCTGGTAATATTACTGCGAACGGAACTTTAACCTGCAGTAATTTGACCGTGAACGGAACTATGTCAGGTTCGTCTGGTCAGATCGTACCTAGTATCTCAGGACAGTCTGGAAAGTTTCTAACAAATAATGGTTCTTCGATGTCTTGGGCATCTGTAAGTTCCGAAAACATTTACAATATGAACGTATGGACAGGAGGGGGAACCTGGAACCGTCCATCAGGTGTTAAATATATCCACGTCCGCTGCAATGGCGGTGGAGGAGGTGGTGCTGGACACGGTGAGTCTGGTGGTGCTGGTGGATATTCAGAACGTGTAATGAGTGTTGCCAACATTTCCTCTGTTGGTATATCCATTGGTGGAGGTGGTGGAGGTACTTGGTACTTCAACCGAGGTGGTGATGGTGGTACATCATCCTTTGGACCATATCTATCTGCTGGTGGTGGACACGGTGCTGCACGTAACAACTCCCACTCAGGTGGACTAGGACGTAATGGTTCTGGTGGAGACATCAACATCTGGGGTGGAGGTGGACAGTCCCACGCTGCTCACGGTGGTGGAACTGGAGGACCATCTCACTTTGGAGGATCAGTTGCTGCTGGTTGGCCAAATGGAGGTAACTTCTCACATAATCACCAAGATCACTCTGCTTATGGTAGTGGTGGATCTGGTGGACACTTTGGTTCTTTCCGTGGTTCAAACGGTAAGTACGGTGTCATTACTGTCATTAACTACAAGTAGGGAGATCCAATGAAGAAAGCATTAATGGACTTTAATGGCTACGTAGCAGACGTAGTGGATCCTGGTGAAGAGTACACAATGTTCTTAGGACGTGGTTGCTCTCAAATGTGGGTGAATGCACCTGACGATATTACTATTTCTTGGACACTAGAATGGTCTCCTTCTGCTAATGATATGATCTGGGTCAAGAGAACTGAATCATATGCTGATCCTGCTACAACTCGTAGAGTTGCATATGGTGAAATTGGTCAGCAATTAGATATGCTGTACAAAGACTTAGCAGCAGGTAAAGCATTAAATGCTGATGACGCTAGCTGGTTCCAGCACGTTAAGACAGTCAAAGAGAATACTCAAAGACCATCTGATGTAGAAGAACCAATGGATCCAGCGATGACAGAAGATGAAATCGCAGAGTATATGTCTGACGTTGTTGAGCCATCAACCACAAGACCTGCTAAGATAAGTACACAAGACAATCCCTGTTGGGAACGCTATTCAAATTGGGGTGGAGCATACGTAGAACCACCTACCTAACTCATTATGAAATTTAATAACATCTGTATTGTCGGAGGTGGCAGTGCAGGGTGGATGACAGCATCAGTGTTACTTAAACATTTTGGTGACACTAAGAATATTACGTTGATAGAGTCTCCTCTAGTCGGAACTATAGGGGTAGGGGAATCTACAACACAGCATTTTAATACATTTGTAAGGTATCTTGAACTCGAAGATAAGGAGTGGATGCCAGCGTGTGACGCAACATATAAGAACAGCATTAGATTTGAAAATTGGGGTACTGACCAACCGTGGCAGTACCCTTTTGGTAGCTATGACACTAATATTCCACCCTTAGACTATTATATTTGGAAGTACCATAGACAACCATCTAATACAACATTTCAGAATGTATTCTCTAATGCTGCTGTAGTATCTGAACAGGGAAAATTATATACACCACACATAGACACGTTAGTTGGTTATCATATTGATGCTACTAAGTTTGCTAAGTATCTAAAGGATAGATTTTGTATCCCACGTGGTTTAAATTATATTAGAGAGACAGTAGATACGATTGACACGGAGGGAGATAATATAACAAAACTAACTCTTGATGATGGTAGAGAGGTAACTGCTGACCTATTCATAGACTGCACAGGATTCAGAGCAATTTTGATGAACCGCCTGGGAGTGCCCTGGGACGACTGGAGAGACGTGTTACTCAATGACAGTACGTGGTGCACAAGACGGGAGTATGTTGATAAAGAACGGGAACTTACGAGCTACACACGTGTCACTGCACTGTCAAGTGGTTGGGTCTGGACTGTACCAACTTGGTCTCGTATTGGGACAGGTTATAATTTCAGTTCAAAGTTTCAGGATAAAGCCTTTGCACTAAAGGAGTTTAAGGCACATTTAGGTTGTCCTGATGCACCTGATGAAGATTTTAGATACCTACGTTGGCCAACAGGTATGAGAGAAAAGATATGGGTGGGTAATACAATAGCAATCGGACTATCTGCTGGTTTCATTGAACCATTAGAATCAGGTGGTCTGTTCTCAGTACACGAGTTCTTATTTAATTTCATACAGTTTGCTGATCCTAAGAGAAATACTATATCAGGACTACAACGTGACTGGTTCAATGCAGCGTGTCACGTCAAGTTTATGACATTCAGAGATTTTGTCGTGCATCATTTCACAGCAGCATACAAAGATGACACACCATACTGGGATGCTGCAACTTCAGTACCATTCCACACATTAAATAATATTGACTGTCGTGATGTACCAACAACATTAAATGATTTGTTCATTGGTATGCAGTTTGTGATGGCAGGTCTAGGTTATACTATTATTGGTAGGAAGGAAGTTATGGATATGGAAGCACATTATGATCGAGAGTTTGGTGGTGACTTCCTACCTATCTTAGATGCTGCTGTAGAGAAGAGAATCACTGAAGGAAAGGAGATCTCAAATAATATGCCACGACCTATTGACTATTATAATGATGTCCTATATAATACTGCAGGGAATTAATTAAACTATGCAAGTCAATAACATTGTGATTGTGGGCGGTGGATCGTCTGGTTGGATGACCTGTGCTGCTCTACTGAAACTATGTCCTTGGGTTAATGTTGTGCTTGTTGAGAGTGCAAAGCATAAACCTATTGGGGTTGGTGAATCAACACTGGGACATTTTAATAAGTATCTTGATGCTCTTGGTCTTGAAGATAAGGACTGGATGGAGTATTGTAATGCAACTTATAAGAATAGTATTCAGTTCACAGATTTTAGAGAGATTGGATCCACATTCCAATATCCATTTGGTAACTACTATCTAGATAATACTGCTAATGGTATTGAGGATTGGTTTGATCTACAAAAGAGATACCCTGAAGAATATAATCCTGATAATATTTCATTCAGTCAATTCTATAATGCTGAGAACGATACACTTGTAGCAAATAATAAGCAATGGAATAGTGATAAGACACCAGAAGGATATAGAGACTGGGAGAACTATAATTTCAAGACAAATACTGCATATCATTTAGATGCTGAGAAGTTTGGTGAGTTCCTAAGAGATAGAGTATGTTATCCTTGGGCAGAGAAAGATAGATTCACACACGTAATAGGTGAAGTACGTGGTATGGTCAAGGATGTGAAGAAAGGTGGATCACCTGCTGCATCTAATAGAGAGATCAAACACTTAGCAGTTAGATTGGCAGCAGATCATAAGACTGTAGGAGTACAGGGTGATCTATTCATTGATTGCAGTGGATTTAAAGGAGCACTCATTGAAGGACTAATGAATGTTAACTTCAATGACTTTAAAGAGATACTTGCAAATGATAGAGCACACTTTGCACGTCTTCCTTACCTTGACATAGATCAACGTAAAGAGATAATGCACAATGTGACTGACTGTACAGCAGCACAAAATGGTTGGATGTGGACTATTCCATTATGGAATCGTATTGGTGTTGGTTATGCTTGGTCATCACGTTTTGCAATGGAAAACGAGACAGAGCAAGAGTTTCAGATCTGGATTGAACAGAAGTTTGGTATAGCACCTGATGAGTATGAGATAACCACTATTGAGATGAAGCACGGTTATAGAGATAAAGCGTGGGAACTTAATTGTCTTGCTATTGGTCTATCATATGGATTTGTAGAACCATTAGAATCAACAGGACTATTAACTACACACGAGAGTATCCTTAGATTGGTTGACATACTCAATAGAAGAAAAGGATACGTGACAATGTTAGAGAGACAGTGGTATAATTATTGTGCACGACGTGAACTTATTGGATTTGCTAAGTTTGTTGCTATGCACTATGCACTATCAATGAGAACTGACAATCCATACTGGAAGTGGTGTACACAACGTAACGAGTATATGTTTGAAGAGTTTGATGGTAACATCAAGGTTAATGATAACTTTGAGAGGATGGGATCTGTATTAGATCACGCTGAACCATTGAATGCTAATATGCACGGTATGAACTATATCGCTGCTGGTCAAGGATTACAATTAGGTACAAGATATCTAATGGGTAGTGAAGAGAATGAACATATGCTTGGAGTCAGCAAAGAATCACGTGAAGAATATATCAATGAGGTGAAACGATTTGTTGAGTCAGATGATTGTCCGACTCATTATGATTTCCTACTTGAACACATTTATGGAGAAGATAATGTGGAATATCTTCCGTAAGAAACCTTGGATCAGATTCTTCTCACTTGAACCTGGTCTAGCAGAGAATTATCCACTGATACCTGCATCATCCATTAAAAGACAATGGAAGGATAAGGAACACAAAGGAAGAAGATGTCCATTTATGGGGACACAAAATGTTGCCAACTGTCCTGGTCTGAAACAGATCACACGTATGGGTTGGGTAGTTACCGCACCTATGGATTTTAGGATATGGACAGAGAATGATGGTATCTCTTATAGATATGAACAGGTGACTAATTTCACCAGACACTCCAATTTTATTGGAGATCATCCACCAGATCAGACAGTTCCACTGCTTGAGGATGCAGAGACAGGTGAGTATCCAAAAGATACACTTGCTCATATTATTAAACTTGAAACACCTTGGAGGGTTCGTGCCAGTGATGACATTGTATTTCTCCAACTCCCAGTGTATTACAACAACGAAACTCGATTCGAGGCAGTTGCTGGTATGTATGACCCACGGTTCGCAATGCAAGTCAACGTACAACTGTATTGGAAAGTGCTCGATTCTGGAGAAGATGGAACACTTATTAAAGCAGGAACACCACTAGCACAGTTTGTACCTATGCTACGTGAACACATTGAGAAAGATTGGTATGATTTTACTCAAGAACCTGCTGAACCTAAAGACTGGGATCTAGAACAATCTTTCAACTACTCACTCGCAGCAGAGTATTCAACTGAAGACACTGTTACTAGAAAGATTGCACGAGCAATGCGAGCAATTAACTATCACTCAGACGGAACCAAACGATGAACATAGATGAATTGATTCAGAACTTCCACTTACAGAAGGAAGAACAATCTAAATTGATTGAAGAACTAGATGAGGAGTTTAGTAACAAGAAACTAAACCCTTATGGTGTCACCACTATTGATTTCCAAAAGAGATCTGACGCATATAGTCAGAGATCCAGGTTAGAAGGTGCTATTGATGCACTGTTTATGGTGAAACGTGATATAATGGGAGATGATAGTGAGGTTGGTATGCCATCATTCGAACTCAACACTGAACCAGAGGAAGAGATTGAAATGATAGGAGAATCAACTGAGTCTGCTATCGATGATGATGACGTACCAGGAGACCCAAGTTACTAATGCCAGTATACAGAGACTATGAGATTCGTATCAATTTGAACGAACTCGTTGAACATCGCATCCCAGTATGTGATGCACTACATCCAGATCATTGTCTTACTGAGGCACAAGTGGATGAAATAGCACACGATATTAGATCTAACATAGATCTATCACCCATCTACGATCAGGTAGATGAGACTATCGAAAAATTTGTCAACCTTAAGCACATTGAAGTCTAATGTCACTCAAAGAAGCAACGTGGGAACATCACAAGAGAGCAGAGGAGCAACCCTTTGTTGGTATGATGTTCGGTGGGAAACTACATCCCAAGTCTTATGCAATTTTCTTGTACAATCAAATACAACAATATGATGTACTAGAGAATGCTTCATCCAAAGCAGGTGTAATGGATACACTTGAGGATATATACAGGTATCCAGGTTTAGTTAAGGACTTCCAAGAGTTGTGGTCAGAATATGGTAGAGACTCAGAGATACCACCAACACTAGAAGCAACAAAAGAGTTTACAAAATATGTTGCTGAGATTGAGAAAGAACCTAGTGAGAAGAATAGACAAGATAGGTTGATGGCACACGTTTATACCAGACATATGGGTGACCTTATGGGTGGACAAATGCTTGCCAAGAAAGTACCTGGTTCGTCACATATGTACGTCTTTGAGAACCCTGACAAGTTAAAGGGAGCAATTCGTGCTAAACTTGACGATAATATGGCAGATGAAGTAAGAGTTGCTTACGGATTCGCCACTCAAACATTCAAGGAGATGCTTCCCTATGCTGAGACAATTCAAGAAGATCAACAGTAAAGGTCACGAGGATACCTGGGAGTGGGAAGAAACTCCCGAACTCCTTAAAGCGTTAGAACAGTTACACAAATCATCAGCAGATGTCGAGTCCAAAAAAACAAAATAATGATAACTTTTGGTCCTCATTCATAAACTATGAAACTCATCCACCAACTCTCAAACGATTGTCCAAGAAGGTCAGAGAAGAGACTGCTAAACGTATTAAGCAGTTGAAGGAGAAGGTGGATGACTTTAATAATAACACCAGAAGATCCTAAACCAGTAGAATACATTCCAAATTATGTTTGGAGGTTGAACTACGACTTTGAGTATGAGCACGGTGGTGCATTACAATTTGATGTTGGATCATTATTAGATACAGTCAACAAGAACTCAGAACTAGAGAACAACAACGCATTTAGTACAGCGTCATCATCACTAGAATCATTTGCACCTCATAACTGGGAGTGCTTACAAAAGTTTTTATATGTAATCCATCAACAGATATATCCTATCTGGAAACATTGGGGTTACTTTGATTGTAGGTTAGCACCACGTGAGTCTTGGATCAATATCCACAAGCGTGGTGGAATAACAACAGAACATTTACACAGTCCCTGTCCTATGGTATTGTCTTGTTATCTCAAGGCACC